TCGTCAACTTTCAATCCAAGTAATCTTCTACGACCTAACTCTATAAACTTATCATATTTTTCTGTGACCATTTCTGCTCTTTTGATAATTGCAGGTTCGTCTATAATAGTGTCAAAGATATCACTTGGGTCTGCATAGACATTCTTGATGATATGGGTATAGCTTCTGCTATGGATTGTCTCCATGAAGTCCCAAGTGATAATACATGACTCTAATTCAGGTAAAGTCACAAATGGTAGGAATGCAATTGATGGTGCTCTACCCTGAACTGAGTCTAAAAGTGTTTGATATCTGAGATTAGATGTAAAGATATGTTTTTGTGCATCGTTGAGTGTTTGATAATCTGACCTATCTTTCTGTAAAGAAACTTCTTCAGGTCTCCAAAAGAAACCCAACTGTCTTTGAGTGAGTTTGTCAAATATAGGATATTTGAACTCATCAAATCTCTGAGTGTTTAACTCTTCTCCAAAAAATATTTTATTCTTTCTAAAATCTACATTGTTTTTATTAAAAACTGTCATATCCTAAATCCTTGTATTTCTTTGCAAGTCTCATAGCTCTTGCATTAGTCTCCTTTCTATAACTGACCTCTTGTCCGTTGTAATATTCTGTTATTATGTAATCTTTACTTTTACCATTTGGACTGGGTATTATACTTATCTCATGACCTTCGTTAACATACATCATTTTACTCAATTTCCTCATATTTTTCGTAATTATTTACAAATTTACACTTATCTTCTGCAGAAGTGTTATTCCAAACTTTAGATATCCATTCCATGTATTGTTGTTTATGGTCTTCTGACCTATCGTATCTGTCTTTTCTTCCATCCCAATCTATGATTGATTTACCTCTTCCAACTCCACCAGTCAATCTATGTAATTCATTCTCTACAACCATACCTTCCATTTCTGAAAGTTGACCTGTTGCATTCCAAAAATGTAAAAACATATGATATGAATAATCACCCAAGAATTCGTCTCTCCAGTGTGGTATGTTAGGCCCTTGATATAATAATACATCACCCACTTCTAAATCAACTTTCTTTGCACCATTCTTCAATCTTTCTCTCTGATTGTGTTTTTGACTCACCTCATATATGTGGTCTTGACAATCTGCCTCTGCAAGATAGTTCTTATCATTCTGAACCCAAATAGACCATGGTGTCCCATCATCCGATTTGTAATCTAAACATATAGTTGCACTTACCTCACATGATGGTCTATCTGTATGTGACCTGAGATATGCACCTCTTTCATATTTTCTAGAATATGAATATGTTTCTCTGATTCTAAAATCTAAAACTTTTTGTAATTCTTTCTTTAACCATGAATGTAATCCAACTGCAGGTGGAAAACAATAACACCCAACAGAAGTATCTAAATTTTGGTCAGGTGTATTTGGTATTGGTTCTTTCTCATGAACAAATGTTGCACGATAGATTTCAGGGTCATTCTCAATTGTCTTCCAAGTGTCTAGTGTCAGGTCAATTAAATCCTGAGGGATAAATTTTCTCAACACAACATATCTGTTATCAACAAATTGTTTTGTTTCTTTACTAAAAGTTCCAGTAAAGTTTACACCTTTATCTTTTACAACTACTCTTGCTCTGTTAGTGTCAAATTGCACAGGCATCACATTCCTCTTCATCATCTATTGTTGGTGGTGAATCCATCATTGGTGGGATGTCAGGATTCAATCCTGAGTTCTCATCCTTGATGACATCTTCTGTTTTACCATCCATTGTATTTTGGTAATAAGATGTTTTCCATCCGTATTTATAAGTGTTTAGTAAATCTTTTGCCATTACAGAAATAGGAACTTCTCCATTCTCATAGTTCTCAGGATTGTATGACCAATTACCTGAGATAGCTTGGTCAAAGAATTTCTGCATGACTGCAACTATATTAATATATCCAGTGTTATCAGGCATATCCCATAGTAATGTATATGCAGATTTAAGATATGAATATTGAGGAACCACCTGTTTTAAGGTTCCTTTCTTACTCTTCTTGACACTTAGATAGTCTCTAGGTGGTTCAATACCATTCGTTGCATTAGAAACGACACTAGAGGACTCTGAGGGCATCTGTGCAGTCAATGTTGAGTGTCTTAGACCATGAACTTGGATATCTTTTCTTAACTTATCCCATTTCATTTTGTAAACTGGTTTTGCAATCTCATCCACTTCTTTCTTATAGTGGTCAATTGGTAGTTCACCTTCTGCATATTTTGTTCTGTCAAAATATCCACACTCACCTTTTATTTGTGCAAGTTTGTTTGATGACTTCAATAAGTGATACTGAAAACTTTCTGTTAGTTCATGAACAAGTTTCCATGCTTTAGGGTCATCATACTTGACTTTGTTTTTTGCAAGGAAGTGTGCAAGACCAATGTATCCTATTCCTAAACTTCTTCTGTTCTTAGTTGACACTTCAGCTGCATTGACTGGATAGTTTTGGAAATCTATAAGTTCTTCCAATCCTCTCACTGCAAGGTCAGTCAACTCTTCCATTTCTTCCATCTTTATGATACCAACATTGATTGCAGATAAGATACACAATGCAATCTCACCTTCACCATCAATATGTTCTATTGGGTCTGTTGGAAGTGTAATCTCTTGACATAGATTACTCATGTTAACTTTGTCTAAGAAAGATGAGTGTTCATTACAGTGGTCTATATTCATAATATAAATCCTACCTGTCTCTGCTCTTTCTTTCAGTAAGTCTGTAATTAGTTCTCTTGCATTTACTTTTGTTTTTGGAATAGAGTATGCATTCTCGTATTTCTTGTAGAGTTCATCAAATTCACTTGTTCCGAAGTTGTCGTATAAGTCAGGGACATCGTGAGGACTGAACAAAGTAATATCTTCATTATTTAAAAACCTCTCATAAAATAGTTTTGAAAACTGGATTGAATAATCTAACTTCCTAACTCTGTTATCTTCAGTGCCTTTGTTATTTTTGAGGACAATGATGTCTTGGATTTCTTGGTGCCATATTGGAAAGTGGACAGTCGCACTTCCACCTCTGACACCATTTTGAGTGCAACATCTAACAGTTGACTCAAACTTTTTAAGGAATGGGATAACTCCTGTATGTTGAACTTCACCACCTCTAATCTTTGAACCAATACCTCGTATTCTACCTGCGTTGATACCGATACCTGCTCTTTGTGCCACATATTTTCCGATAGCCATGTCAGACGAGAAGATACTTCCGAGTGTGTCGTCTGAATCAACGAGGACACAACTTGCAAATTGTCTAAGAGGAGTTCTAACTCCTGCCATGACGGGGGTTGGGATGTTAATTTTGAATTGACTGATTGCATCATAATACCTCTTTACATAATTTAATTTATCACCTAGTTCTTCACCATAATTCTTGAATAGTGTCATTGCAATTAACATATACATGAATTGTGGAGTTTCAAATACATCACCACTACTTCTGTCTTGCACTAAGTATTTGTCTACTATTTGTTGTAGACCTGCATAAGTGAAATCATAATCTCTCCCATGTTTGATATACTTGTCCAAGTCTCTAATCTCTTCTTCTGAATACCAGTTCAGTATATCTGCATCATACACTCCAATGTTTATATTTCTCTGTATGATGTCATAGAGTGGTGGATAGATTTCACTGTCTTTCCACTTAGTGTTGAACACTTGTTTCTGTATAGCAAACAGAAGTAATCGTGATGCAACGAATTGGTAATTGGGTGACTCCAATGATATTAAATCACTTGCACTCTTTACCAATATCTTTTGAATTTCTTTGGTTGTTATCCCGTCATAAAATTGCAGTCCTGAATTCATTTCAACGAGACTTTCGGATACACCTGTAATACCTCTACAGGATTTCTCAACCATTTTGTGTATTTTGTCTAAGTTTAAATCAACCTTAGACCCATCTGACTTTACTACTTTTATATCCGAATTCATATTTTTTTATACTCCTTTAGTTTTAATTTTGCAGAGAGACCAGTAAAACTATTAGAGTTTATAATTTCAATCACATCCTCAGATGTAAGACCACTTTGTATCATATCATTAATGTCTTTCAAACCTTTCACTCTTCTGTCATTCCAAATGCACACTGTATATCCGAGGTCAATGACCTCTTCAATCTTTTTAACTATTTCTGTATTTCGTGGTTCATTATCATAAATGATAATTGCATTTTCTTTAATAGAGTCATCTATCTTTTTGAAATCACTTCCACCGACTGCAATACTGTTTGGAAGGAATAAACTATCTATCGGCCCCTCTGTGACATAGATAGTTTTTGATTTGTCCACTTTATTCAAATTAAAGATGAGTGGAATATCATCTTGGAACCTCATGGTTAAGTATCTCAAAGGAGAGTCGTTAATCGCACGACCACTGATACCAACAAGTTCCCCTTTCTCATTTACGAAAGGCAATATAATTCTAGGGTCATTCCCTAGGACTCTCTCTTTATACTTCGTATGAAGTATTCCAAGAACCTGTGCATTCTCAACAAACCACAAATCTTTGATTAGATTTTCAGGAATTTTTCTGTCAAGAAGATAGTCTCTTGCAACATGTTTGTCCCATGCACTATGACAAACTGCTTTTAAATTCTCAACACTCATATTTAGAGAACCTTTTCCTTCAACCACAGGTTTGAATTTGAAATCGTTTGACGATAACATTTTCTGTGGTTTCTTTTTAACACCTTTCTCTCTTAAATATTCCTTCAGGTATTCTTTATGGACAACAGGAAAATGGTCTTTCAGGAAATGAACGGATGATGTGGACTTACCACAGTTATGACATTTGTAGACAAAGTTTTGTTCTACAGTGAAGTGGAATCCTCTTGCCTTGTATTGATTCTTTTGTGAATCTCCACAATAAGGACACCTGTGATTAAGTGTGTTTTCGTTCTTCCATTTTGCCATGTCTAGATTTGACATGACCATAGATAAGTATTTTCTTTCTAACCATAACATCCCTATCAGTATAACACATCAAGGGTGGTTATGTAAGGGACTTTTTAACTTCCGTCTATATTTGATTCACCTGCATCAATATGAGATTGACAGTCTGCAATCTGAGCTGCATTTTCTGTGACTGATGCATCATATGATACTTTTGCAGGATTATCTGATTCCATGGAATCATAACCTTCAGGTTTTACTGGAGCACCATCTCCCTCAAACCAAGCCTTACGATTCTCCCATGTATCCGTTGGAATTGTGATTTCTACTCCGTTTGGGTCTGGCATATTATTCTCCTAACAACAAGTGCAATTACAACACTTGCAACAATTACATTTAGTTTTCATGTAATTATTTAGTTTTTCTGTTCCTTCTAACTCTCTCTAATTGTGATTTAGGAACCTGTAAAACATATC